TTACGTTTCTATCTTGAAGCAGATAAAACAACTGCATATACAACTAATGTAACCACAAACGGCAGTCCTGGTTCTTCTGGTGCTTACACAGAAATCTTAGTAACTGCTAGCACACCACAGGTTCTCTATTATCAGTGCTCCAGTCACGGATATATGGGCAATGCTGCTCAAACAAATTCAAATATTGCAGGTGGATTTTCTGTTGCAGATGAGTCAAGCGATACCTCATGTAATGTTCTCTTTACAACTGATGCAACTGGTCCAGCACTTTCTGCAAAGTCTGGAACTAATCTTACCTTCAACTCCTCATCTGGTGCATTAACCGCCACATCTTTTGTTGGTGATGTTACTGGTGATATAACTGGTAATGTAACTGGTGATGTTACTGGTGATGTTACTGGAACCGCATCAAATGCATCAGGCGCAACGGGTGATTTCTCTATTGCAGACAAGATAGTCCATACTGGTGATACAAATACTGCTATTAGATTCCCTGCTGCTGATACATTTACAGTAGAAACTGGTGGTAGTGAGAGACTTCGTATAACTTCTGCCGGTTTAGTCGGTATCGGAACTGATACTCCAGAGAGTGCATTACACGTCACAGGAACTATTCCTAACGCCCCAACAAAACAAGGTGTTCATATTGGAGCACACAGTGGTTATGGCATAATGCAATTTACTGCTGCCACTGGAGGAATTATTGATTTTGGTGAATCAAGTGTTGATTCTGCCGGTAGAATTATCTACACGCATTCAGATGACACTCTGAAACTTCAAACTGCAAACTCAGAAGCACTTCGTATAACTTCTGCTGGTAATGTTTCTATTCAAAATGACAGTGGTAAGTTCACTGCTGGTGCTAGTGATGACCTACAGATTTATCACGATGGATCTAATAGCTACGTCTTCAATGAAAATTCAGGCGACATCATCATTAGAAATACTGTAAATGATGAAGACATTATTCTTCAGACTGATGATGGATCTGGTGGGGTAGCAACTTACATTTTATGTGATGGCGACCAAGAAACTGTCCGTCTTTATTATCAGGGTAACCAAAAACTTAACACCAAATCAGACGGCGTAGACATCACTGGCGAGTTGCAATGCGACAGTCTGGATGTTGATGGTGATGGTGATATTTCGGGAACACTTACTGTAGGTGGTCTTTCTGGTGATATATTCTCTACAGTTACAGTGACCTCATCTAATAAAACAATAATAAATAGAGAATATTGCACTGTTACTGCGTCAGGTAGGACTATTACATTACCGTCTTCACCGTCTGCAGGAAATCAAGTTGTAATTAGTGTTGGTGCATTTACGGACACTGTTATTGGTAGAAATGGCTCAAATATTATGGGTCTTGCTGAAGATATGACAGTTAATGTATTGAATGCAACAGTGGATTTAGTTTATGTAGATGCAACTAGAGGTTGGAGGATTTCCTAAATGTCAAACGTTACTCAATTTTTTCCAGGTGGTGGAGGAAGTAGTTCCACTACATTTAACAGAAGACAAATTTATTTTGGACCAACATCAGCAACTTTTACTGCTGCTACTGCTGGTGCAGTAGAGGTTAATGTCTGGGGTGGCGGAGGAAACGGCGGGACTGGGCAAGCAACTGGTGGTGGTGGCGGCGGCGGATATGTTCGTTACGTTTATGATCTATCTGCTGGCGATTCGTTAAGTATCACCGTTGGAGGACAAGGTGGAACTTCTAGTGTAACTTGCCCATCTCAATCTCCAACACAACCAATTAGTGCTACTGGAGGTGGTACTGGTGGAACACCAGGTCCTTACCCAAGTTATCCAGCTGCCGCTGGTGGAACTGGAGGTGATGGAACAGGAAGTGTTCCTGCAGCAAGAGGTGGTCTTCTATTTACTGCTTCAGGTGGAGCAGGTTCTATAGGTAAAATGAATAATAGTAGTGATATCTATGGAGGTGGCGGTGGTTCCGCTGGTAGTGAGTATGGTGATGGCGTATCAAATGTTGCGGATCCAAATATGGGTCCTTCACCACTTATGAATTTCGGTGTTGCAAGTGGCGGTGCTGGACTTGGTGGAGTAGGTGGCGGTGAACTTGTCAGATCTTTTGACCCAAACTTTCCCACACCACCTAATCCAGGTGGTTATTATTACAGAACAAGCACATCGGGACCTGGAAATTATCAAACTAATCTTGGTGCACCTACTACAGCAGACTTCAATTCTTGGTTCTTCTCATATGAACAAGAAGGTGGACCAGGTGGATTACCTGCTCTATATCATCCTAACTCTCCTCAGGATACCGTTATATCACCAGGAATAGATGGTGGATTATTTGCTGGCGGTGCAGGAGGATCTAGACTTGGACCAAGTGGTGGTTACAACACTGCCCTAACTCAAGGAACTAATGGTGGGTATGCTGGAGGTGGAGGAGGTTCTGGACAACCTACACCAACTTATCCAGCTTCTCATGGTATCGGTGGTGCTGGTATCGTAATTGTTTATTTTACAGTTTAATAGGGGAGGATTTTTAAATGTCAAATATTACTGTAATTCCTAGTGGTGGCGGCGGCGGAACCACTTTTAATAAAAGAGAAGTTTATGTAGGTCCAGCTAGTACAACTTTTACCGCTGCATCTGACGGTCTAGTAGAAGTTAACTGCTGGGGTGGTGGAGGAAATGGCGGAGAAGGTAGTGGATGCGGTGGTGGTGGAGGTGGTGGATATGTCCGCTATGTCTATGATTTGTCTGCTGGAGATTCGTTGAGTATTACTGTCGGAGGACAAGGTGGAACTTCTAGCGTAACTTGTCCATCACAATCTCCAACATCACCAATTAGTGCTACTGGTGGCAGTGATGGTTCTGCTACTTCTCCTAGTCCATCTCCTACAAACAGTGTGACTCCCGGTGGTGCAGGTGGATCTGGATCAGGAACTGTTCCTTCACCAAGGGCTGGATTATTGTGGACAGCAGATGGTGGTCAAGGATCACCAGGAAATTTTGCACCCGCATATGGAAGCTATTATGGTGGTGGAGGAGGTTGTGCTGGTAGTGAGTTTGGAGATGGTGTAGATAACACTAATCCCCCTACAGGTCCAACTACCTATAATAATGTTCTGCTTGGTGGTGCAGGTGTTGGTGGTAAAGCAGAACAGACTGGATCACCTCAACCTCAGGTATATACTGAAAATAATCCAATTTCGCCCGACAGCGCACCACCAGCATATCCACCATCGTCGCCATATCTAGAAACAGATTATACTTATTATGGAAAAGGTGGACCTGGAAGTACAGTCCTTGGTGCACCTCCTGCAGGAGTAACGTGGAGTCCTTGGTTTTATTCTTATGAACAAATAGGTGGATCAGGTGGTAATGGAATTCAACAATATACTCCTGGTCCATCACCAACCACTTACAATCATCGTCCAGCAGTGGCATCCGGTTCAATAGGAGGATTTATGGCAGGTGGAGCAGGTGGGCATAGACCCGGTCCTGGTACTCAATTTTATAATAAACCCATGAATAAAGGATATCCCGGTGGAATTGCTGGTGGCGGTGGTGGTATGGGACAAATCACCCCAAGCAACCCAGGTCCAACAAGTTTTGGATCAGGTGGAGTAGGACTTGTAATCATCTATTATACAATTTAAGGAGTTAAGTAAAATGGCAAAATGGTGTAGGATTTCAGCATTGGGTATTGTTGATGAAGTAATCGACTATGATCCAGCAGGCGTTATAAATGAAAACTTCGTTGGTTTATTTACTTCCTGTCCTGATTATGTTCAGACTGGATATGTATTTTTAACTGAGTTTGACTCATATGGACCCCCAAAACCACATAATGGATGGGTCTATGATGAAACAAACAGAGTCTGGAATCCACCAACTTCAAATCCAGACCCAGAAGATGGTAATAATTACTGGGATGATGAAACAGAAGCGTGGGCAGTATATTCTGAATAATAAACTTTAGGGGGAATGCATGTTCCCCCTTTTTGACGTATCCATATTCGTGATATATAATGATAGTGAATTGACAAGATTAGCATGGCATTTCAGTCTATTTGGTATTATACTAATTTACCAAATGATATTATCGATATAATCGAAAAAGACCTAACAGAACATTATGATAATCAACTTGAAGATTCTAGAGTTGGTGAAGGTGATTACGGCACAGTAAATAAAGAAAAAAGAAATGCAAAAAATACGTGGGTCCCAACAACACATTGGATTGGCGGATTCATCTGGCATTATGTTCAACGAGCAAATAGGGAAAATTTTCTCTATGATTTGAGTAATATTGACGGAGAATCTCTTCAATACACTGTATATAATGAGGGAATGTATTATGGATGGCATAATGATTCTGGACTTGCAAGTCATTACAAACCAGTGTCAACAGGAAATCGTGGTAACGGAGGAGAATCTGCTACAGACTTTATCAACAAAAATTGTGAGACGGTAAGAAAACTTTCTTTTAGTGTACTTCTCTCAGACCCTAATACTTATGAAGGAGGGAACTTACAATTTCTAGATGAAGCAGGTAAGTCATATATTGCTCCTAGACAAAGAGGTGCGATTATTCTCTTTGATTCCCGTACACAACACAGAGTTCAAAAAGTTACAAAAGGAACTCGAAAGAGTATTGTTGGTTGGACTGTTGGACCCCGTTGGAAGTGAGGTAGATTATGGCAGAAAAAATGACACAAGAGCAACTTGATTTTCAAGAAAGACTCAATGCGTGTACATCCCCAACAAATAATGAAGAGTTTGATAAGAATGGTTATTTGTTTCTGAAAAACTTATGGGATTCAAAAGATCTTTACTGTGAACCACCAGAAGTTAAAGGTCAATATAATTATTATGGAAGTCTTGAGAAAGTTAGACATGTTCCATTAGAAGCTCAGGTAGAAGGTTCAACCTCAAGGTATTATTACCCTCCATATAAGTTTGCACATTCTCAAGTTCGTTTAAAACTTGAGAAAATTATCGGCAAAAAACTGTATAATACCTATTATTATGATAGGTTTTATAATCCAGGACAAGCATTAACTATTCATGCAGATCGCCCTGCTTGTGAAATTTCTGTCACTATTCATATTAGTAGTAATGTAAGCAATCCGTGGCCTATTTGGATTAAAACTCCAGATACATACGATAATCCAATAGAGAAAAGAGAAATTGTTAAAAAAGGTGAGAACCGTTCAGTAATTCTTCAACCTGGTGATGGAATGATATATAAAGGTTGTGAAAGACCTCACTGGAGAGAACCACTACCAAGAGAATATAAAAGAACCTGGTATGGTAAAACATCTGAAGTAGAAGGATTATACTATCACCAAGTATTTTTCCATTATGTTCTTGCTGATGGACTAAGAGCAAATCACGCAGGAGACAGATAAAAAACCGTCCACCCCGACCCCGCAGAGACCCTGTGGGGTTTTATAGTATGTGGACACAACAGAGGAGGGATGACCACCACACATAAACTAATCTTTATTGCTTCGTTCTTCTGGATGATGAACTGGGGCACTCGTGTAACTGCTGCTGCTATCAATGCTCTATCTTGAAACCCGTGGATATGGATATAGTCAGAGGCGATGTGAAGATGTAGTTTTTTGGTTCGTCAAAAAGTATCTTCCACGTCATAAATTAGACATCACAGTGAACCATCGTGGACTTCTTCGTGAAGGTGCCCATGGGTTTTGTACTGTGATGGATTGTGACTATCGTCCTAGAGAGTTTGAGATTGAGATGCATAACCGTCTCGATGTTGATAGGTATTGTACTATCCTTCTACACGAACTGTGGCACGTTTATCAACACGTCAAGGGGTATCTTAAGGATAAGGGAGAGAAACGCTATTGGAGGGGCATAGACCACTCTTATACGGAGTATTCTGACCAACCATGGGAACAAGAAGCAAGAGAGATGGAAATAAAACTCTATCATTCGTATCTTGGTCTTGGTCCTGGTTCTTTTGGTTCTGGAACTGCATTCCCTAACCGCTTGACAGGTTCATAAAAGTCCTGTAGACTACCTTTGTCTGGGTTGATAGACAAGCTTTAAGTACATTAAGACATCATGATTACCAAGACTAAAACTGAATTCATTTGTGTAAAACCAAAGAGTAAGAAAGCAAAGAATCGCTTTGCTAATCTTATGAATAACCTTCACTCTTGTCGTGTTGAAAAGCGTGAGCATGGTAAAATGTTCCTTGCTTCTATCAGTGGAAACTACTTCTTCTGGATGAGTGAGTGTAATGATGACCATTGGGACATCGTTAAATAATCAAAATTGTAAACTGAGGTTTTAATTAAATGCATGATCAGAACACTATTCTAGACAATGAAACCAAACAAGAGAAATGGAATCGTGGTCTAGACTTGTTTGTTGAAAGTGTACTGAAACCAGATCCACAACTGCGTCAGTGTGCACATAATCAACTTTGTTATCATGAGTTGATGGATGTTCGTGATGATGTGTTAGACTATTTGAAAACTAAACGATGGAACTGATGAAAAGTTATTCTGAACAACGTAAAGACCGTTTGAGTGAAGCAGTATTTGATTATTTGTCTGATGAAGATACAACACCAGATGAATTGTTGACTGACTTTATCAAAGAAGTCAAAGATACATTTGATTATTATGATAAGTATGCAACCAAATGTAAAAAAGTTCTAGATACATTGCGTAGCACTAACATCCAAGAAACCACTGATGCTAAGGATTGGGAAGACTTCTGGAGTTCTTTTAAATCTGAAGAAAGTTTTAAGAAAACAGGGTTTGACGGATTAACGTGTTATGATACTAAAACAAATTAAAGAGAGGACCAATGACACTTCCTTCCGAGGGTAAAAAACTCGATGATAATGAAATCAACAGCATTGAAAATGCAGTAAAAGAAGCAGGTATTCAACAAATTCATCCAGATAAAATGGAAGCATTTGCTGAACATCTAGTTGATAGACTTAAAGGATGTGGAAAACATTGGCGAACTGGTGGACCTCTTGAAGAATGAAATAAACCCTCTTGACTTTGATAGTTAAGGGGGTTATTCTTTTGGAATAAAAATTACTCACCTTGAAAGTGTCTCAGAGACACAGGCAACACATTATGATTACGCTTCGACCACATCAAGAACGCATCCTTGACCGTATGCTTGCATACAACAAAGGTCAGATGATTGTGCCCACTGGTGGCGGCAAGACTTTGACCATGATTATGGACACTCAACGTCGTCATGATGTTATCAACAACGGCACTACTACAGTTGTTGTTGCTCCGCGTATTCTTCTTGCCGAGCAACTGTGTTCTGAGTTTCTGGAGGTTATTGATACTGCTAACACTCACATTCTGCACGTTCACAGTGGAGAAACGTCACACTTCTCTACAACCAAGGCAGAAAAAGTCAATCTGTTTGTAAATACTGCTAGAACTGCTGGTGAAAATGTAGTCATTTTTACCACATATCACTCTCTCCATCGTGTGCAGGAGGCAGACATTGAGGTCAATACGATCTATTTTGACGAGGCACATAACTCTGTGCAGAGAAACTTTTTCCCTGCTACGGAATACTTTGCTGCTGATTCTGATCGTTGCTATTTCTACACTGCTACCCCTAAGCATTCTCTTACTGTATCTAAACCAGGTATGAATGACCCTGAGGTTTATGGTCAGGTTCTGGTGAATGTTCCTGCTCCTGAGTTGGTTGATGGTGGATACATTCTGCCCCCTAAAGTTGTAGTCAAGCAACTGCCTATGATTCAAGGTCGCAAGGTGATGTATGCTGATGATTCTGATAACCTGTTGGAAACTATTGACGACAACGACATCAGCAAGACTCTGATTTGTGCTCGCACCACAAAGCAGATTATCAACCTTATTTCACAGTCTGATTTCTGTGCTGAACTTGCACAACGTGGTTATTCTTGGATGACTATCACCTCTAAGACTGGTGCAATCATCGACGGTCAGAAGGTCAACCGTGAGAAGTTCTTCGAGACTTTGAATGCCTGGGGCAAGGATTCTACTAAAAAGTTTGTAGTTATCCACCACAGTATTCTGTCCGAAGGTATCAACGTCAGTGGTCTTGAGGCAGTCATCTTTATGCGCAACATGGACTACATTGGTATCAGTCAGTCGATTGGTCGAGTTATCCGTCTGGGTGGTAAAGAGAAGACCTTTGGTCTTGTCTGCGTCCCTACTTATGATAAGGTGGGTATCACTACTGCTCGCAAAGTGCAGGCAGTTGTTGATACTGTGTTTCACCAAGGTCAACCTGCAATTTCTGAAATCCGCCGATGAACTTTCAAGAAGCAACAGAACGATATAGAAAAGCACATGAATTGATGCTTGCTAAAAAGAGAATGATTGCTAACCTTCCACCACCAGGTAGTGCAATGTATAGGTATTTTCTTGACCCTAAAGAGAACCCCAAACCATATTCTGAACAAGTAAAACGCATTGAAAATATGACTTATGAGGAGGTATTTGGGTGAAAATTACTCAAACAAAGTCTACTATTCTAGACGCAAAACCTGTAGAGGAAGGGTTTATCGTTGGAAAACATGATGACCCTATGATGTATGCCGCGATACCTGTCGGCACAAGTGATACACAACTAGCAGTAGTTCATCAAGCAAATGTTCTCAAAGTCTGTCGCAATCGTCAATCTGCAATTAACTTTATAGATAGACATCGGAAGAAGAAATCAGTTGCCCGACTGCCGCTATGAAAAAACTAGAGTGTGAACAAACAAGGTTAATCCTTGCTCTGCATCAAGTAGATAACTTAACCAAACTACTTGAAGATAATGAATACAATTCTTTTTTGTATTCACATCTTATCTCTGTAAAATGTGAGTTAGAAAGGCAACTTTGTAACTTGACTAACACACCCTATTATCCTAAAATCAAGGAGTAATTTACACAAACTGATGACCAAGTATCTTTACGTTGTTGAGCACTTTGTCCCGTTTCCGCAGTCTGAATATGGTGGGGTGTGGAATGTAATAGCAGAAAATGATGATGAATGTTTTGACTTGATTGCAACCAGTGATAATGATTTCAACCATCCACATTACAATCGATTGCGTGAGAACATTATGAAAGCACCAACTTATGCTCTAGCAGAAGATATTGACTCCTGTATTGTTGAAGAGTTTACCACCTGATGATTGAACTTCCCAATGATTTCCCCCATCAACCCCCTCAAGGATACTCCTATGAAGTTGAAGATTACAAAAGGAATGTTGTTTCTATCTGGTTACGGGATCATCGTGAGTATTCTTACACTAATGATGATGTTAGGACTATTTGGGGATTCTACAACTCCAAAAAAGGATGTTACTATGCACCAATCAACCACAAAAAGTGTGGAGATGTAGTTGATATTGAAGATACTAGAGACTACACAGCAATGCAACTTAATCTAAACCCACTAGAGGCAGCATTTCTATGACATATACGCCAAAGGTTAATGACTATGTAAAATGGACAGATTCCCTTGGCAGAGTAACCGAGGGATGGGTATATTTCCTTTGTAAGGACTACTTTACTATTGAGATTGGTGTAAAAGATAAACCTGATAATCTAGTGGGTATTCATAAAAAGACTCACACTCTTGTTTTATGTCAGCATTGGTATTGGGATGAAGTAGAATATATTAAGACAAGAGAGAGTTCTCATTGTTCTGAATATAAGTCGCAAGAGTATCGGGATTCTGATTTATATGGATGAACAGCATAAGAATGGTTTTCCTTGGAGGTTAGAGAATGGTAACACTGTATGCCATTTTCAATGTAAAGAACACTTGCAAGAATACCTTGATAGGTATAAACTAAAAGCACGACAATGCAACATCAGTAATAAAGATGGAGAACCCTTTGAACCCCGTAAAAAACACAAGAGAGACGTGGAATCGTCAACTAGAAAGAGTAGTAACCGAGGTGCAAGTTCAGGTAAAAGACGAACCACCCGCATGGATTCCACTGGAAACACTACTCGCACTCCAAGAAAAAAGAAGTAATTAAAGTTACTCACCTCCAAAGTGTATCGGTAGTGTAACCACACACGCAACACACAATGGCAACCCGAGGACGTATCGGAATCGAACTCAATGACGGCTCTATTCTTTCTGCTTATCACCATTGGGATTCTTATCCTGAGTGGTTGGGTAAAACACTCAAGGCACAATACAATACGAAGGAGAAAGTAGCAGACCTGATTGACGGTGGCGATATGTCTGCCTGCTGGGCAGATGAGATCTGGGGCAAGAAACTTCCTCAGGGTGAATATGCTCCCGAGTATTATTCTGCTCGCGGTGAAGATTGCCCTCCTCGTTATGATAAAACTCGCGAACAGTTTCTCTCTGATGGTGAAGAGTATTCTTACATTTTTACCAGCGCAGGTTGGGTATGTTATGATATGAACGAGTTCAACGATAA